AAGTGTTATAAAAGAATAAGAGCATTGGCTGATATGTTTACTTATGAACAATATTCTGAAAGAACTGAAGAAATAAATAATATGATAAATGATTTGTGGGTGTTATATTATTATTTTAAAAACAATCAAAACAATCAGAAAACAACTTATGAAAATATGTATAATAAATATAGAGATTAATGAAAATAGATATTGATAAAATTAAAATGAACAATGAAAACCCTAGAGTAATAAAGGATAATAAATTTAAAAAATTAGTAAAATCTATAAAAGATTTTCCAGAAATGCTTGAAAAAAGACCATTAGTAATAGATGAAAATAATGTAGTGTTAGGTGGAAATATGAGATTAAAAGCATTGGAACATTTAAAATATAAAAAAGTTCCAGTTATTCAAGTAACAGATTGGAGTGAAGAAAAGAAAAAAGAATTTATAATAAAAGACAATGTAGGATTTGGTGAATGGGATTTTGATATACTTGCAAACGAATGGGATACTGAAAAACTAAATGAATGGGGTTTAGATTTTGATTTTAAAATAGAACCAGAAGTAGAAGAAGATGATTATAATGAACCAGATGATTTAAAAGTTGATGTTGTTTTAGGTGATTTAATAGAAATTGGAAAACATCGTTTATTATGTGGTGATAGTACAGATAGTGACCAGGTGGCAAAGCTAATGAATGGAGAAAAAGCAGATATGGTTTTTACTGACCCCCCTTATGGTGTAAATTATTCAGGTCGAGGTAAAAACACTAAAAATAAAATTGAGAACGACAACTTAACATTAGAAAATACTGAAAGTTTAGTTTTTGCAGCACTATCAAACGCATATATTAACTCAAAAGGTGGTGCAACTATTTTTGTGTGGCACGGAGACAGTAAGGTTGGATTAAGACCAATATTTGAAAAAGCATTTACAGAGAGCGGATGGGGTTTAAGAGCAACAATTATATGGGCAAAAAAACAAGCATCAATGGGGTTTGCTGATTATAGAAGCCAACACGAGCCTTGTCTTTATGGATGGAAAAAAACAAAAAAAGAAAGAGTTAAAGATAGAACTCAAACAACTTTATGGAAAACAGGGAGAGATACTAATTATGTTCATCCCACTCAAAAACCTTTATTTCTTTGCGAAACTGCAATTAATAATCACAACCCAGATTTAATTATAGATTTATTTTTAGGTAGTGGCTCTACAATGGTAGCAGCACACCAATTAAAAAGAAAATGTTATGGTATGGAGCTTGACCCTAAGTATTGTCAAGTTATAATTGATAGAATGATAAAACTTGATTCAAACTTAGTGGTTAAAATAAATGGCAAAAAATATAATACTTTTGTAAAATGAAAAGCAACAAAATACAACATACTAAAAAAGCATTATTAAAATCTTTAGAAAAATCTTTAGGTGTAGTGACAACTGCTTGTAAACAAGTGGGGATTGATAGAACTACATTTTACAGGTATTACAAAGAAGATGAAGAATTTAAAAAGCAAGTTGATGATTTAAGTAATGTAGCAAAAGACTTCGTTGAAAGTCAATTATTTAAACAGATACAAGATGGAGTTCCTACATCAACTATATTTTATTTAAAAACTAAGGCGAAAGATAGAGGTTACATTGAGAGAAGGGAATATGATTTAAGTGGCTCTGTAAAAAGTAAATTGATTGAATGGACACCAGTAACAAAGAAAAAATAGAATGTAATATACAATTCTATCAAACTTTAAACAGCAAAAAAAGAGTTATCATACATCAAGGAGGTTCAAGAAGTGGAAAGACCTATGCAATATGTCAATGGATAATCTACCTACTAACAACGGAAAAAGAAAGATTAATTATAACAGTAGCCAGGAAAACATTACCTGCACTCAAAGGAAGTGTATATAGAGATTTCATTGAGATTGCTCAACAAACAGGAGTTTATTATTTTGCAGAAATCAACAAAGCTGAATTGACTTTTCAATATAAAAATCATTTAGTAGAATTTATTTCATTAGATAATGAAATGAAAGTACGTGGAAGAAAAAGAAATATTTGTTTTCTTAATGAAGCAAATGAATTTTTTTTAGAAGATTTTAACCAGTTAGCATTAAGGACAACTGGTAAACTTATATTAGATTTCAACCCAAGTGATGTTATTCATTGGATATATGAAGTTTCAAATAGGTCAGATGCAGAATTATTTGTTACAACTTATACTGATAATTTCTTTCTTGACCCAGAAATCAAGAAAGAAATAGAAAGAATGAAAGAACAAGATGAGGATAGATGGAGGGTTTACGGTCTTGGAGAAAGAGCAACATTTAAGCAAGGACAGATATATGATAAATGGAAGTGGATAGATTATAAAGATTTCCTAGATAAAGAACATTGTGAAATTGCTTATGGTATAGATTTTGGATTTACAAATGATGAATCTACAATAGTAGAAGTAAGAAGAAAGAATGATAGATTATATATTCACGAATTGTTATTTAAAAAGGGATTAACAAATGAAGATTTATTTAATGAAATAAAAGCATTAGGTTTAAAAGAAGAAATATTTATTTGCGATAGTGCTGAACCTAAGAGCATTGAAGATTTAAGAAGATTTGGATTATATTGTAAGCCAAGTATTAAAGGTGCAGGGAGTGTAATGGCAGGAATTAATAAGATAAAAGAATATCAAATATTTGCTTCAAAAGAAAGTAAAAATCTATTAAATGAATATCAATTTTATGTATGGGAAACAAACAAAGATGGAGTTACGATAAATAAAATAAAGCAAAATGGTCAAGACCATTTAATGGATGCTTTTAGATATGCAGTAACAACTGGACTAGCAAGACAACAAGAGTTAGTCATAGTTTAAATATTTTATGTATTTTTGTTTTTAAATTATATCAATGGCAAGTTTTTTAGACAGAATCAAAAATAGCATTAAAGCATTTGGGCAAACCAACACAAACGAATCATACAATAGATTTATATATAATGTATTAGGAAAGAATACAGTTGTTGGAAATATTAATGATGATGATTTTATTAGAAGGGGTTATGCTTACAACCCTACAATATATTCTTTAATTAATCTTATAAGCAAAGCAGCAATAACAGTTCCATATACAATATACCAAAAAGTTGATGAACAAAATATAAAAGAATATAAATCACTTACAAGCAATTCTTTAAATTCAGAAAGTTTATTAAAAGCAAAGCTAATGAGAAAACATATATTTAAAGAAGTTGAACATTCTGCTTTGAGTAAGTTATTGCAAAGACCTAACCCAACACAATCTTGGAGCACATTTTTAGAAGAACTTATTGGCTTTGGTAAATTAACTGGCAACAGATATGTATATTCTATATACCCAGATAGTGGTGAAAACAAAGATATTGCATATCAGCTTTATAACTTACCTGCACATTTAATTGAAATAAAAAGTGATGGAATATTTAAGCCAGTATCAAAATACACAATGAATTATAATGATAGCAAATATGATTTAAATGCTGATGAGGTATTACATATTGCAGACTGGAATCCAGATTATGATGGTAGTGGCTCACACTTATACGGTCAATCACCAATAAAAGCAGGGATGAGGGTTATGACTACAAACAATGAAGCTGTAGAAACATCATTAAAATATTTACATAATCAATCTGCTAGAGGTATGCTAACACCAGATGATGATAATTTAACACCTACACAAGCACAACAATTAAAGTCTGCATTTAGAAGAAACTTTCAAGGAACAAAATCTGCTAATGATATAATGATTACTGGAAAGAAATTTAGTTGGGTAAACTTTGGATTATCATCTGCTGACCTACAATTGTTAGAATCATATAAAGCAAGTAAACAAGATTTAGCAAACCTATTTGGTGTGCCAGTTCTTTTACTTACAGGTGAACACGCAACTTATGATAATTATAAAACTTCAAGACAAGTGTTGTTTACTAATTGTGTGATTCCAGAATTAAATAAACTAAGAGATAGTTTAAATGCTTTCTTAGTTCCACAATTTGGTGAAGATTTATATTTAGATTTTGATTATTCTGTTATCCCAGAACTGATGCCAGAACAAGCTAAGTTAGTTGACCAGTTATCTAAATCCTATTGGCTTACAACAAATGAAAAAAGAGAAGCTGTAGGGTATGGTGTAGATGAAGATAATATAATTATGAATGATTATTTAGTTCCAAGTGGAATGATACCTATATCAGATTTAGATTTAGGCATAGATGAATCAGTTACATTTCCAACTGCTACACCAAATGTTGAAGAAGAAGTTGTTGAAGAAGAAGTTATAGAAGAAATAATTGAAGAAGAAGAAACAAAAAACAAAAAAGATTTATCAGATGAAGTTTATGCAACTGAAGATGAGGCTATAGATAGAGCAAAACAAATAGGATGTTCTACAACACATTCACATCAAACTGAAGATGGTGAAGTATTTATGCCTTGTGGCTCAATGGATGAACTTGAAGATGCACTAGCAAATGAAAATAAAGAAGAACTTTATAGCAACTATCCTAAGTCTGCAATAGCAAAAGCGAAGAAAGCAAAAGAAATAAATGAATCATTTGGTAATCCTTGTGCAACTTTAGTTGGCAAGAATAGAGCATCAGACTTAATTGAAGGTAGAGGATTATCATTAGAGATAGTAAAGAAAACATTTGCATATTTATCAAGGGCATATGAATATGTAAGTGGGGATTATGTAGATGAAAAAGATAAACCAATTTGTGGTGATATATCTTATTCATTATGGGGTGGTGACAATAAAGTATCTAAGGTAGAAGATGATCCTATGTACAAATGGTGTAAGAGAATCATAGATAAAGCAGAAGAAGATGCCACTACCTAAACCGAGAGCAGGGGAATCAAGTAATCAATTTGTTTCAAGATGTATGATAGACGATACATCAATGTCAGAATATCCAAACAGACAACAACGATACGCAGTATGTATATCCTTATCTAAAGACAGAAAAGAGATTATCAAGCAAGCTAAAAGAAAGATTGCAAGTAACTTCAAGAAACAAGTAATGCTAGCAGAGAAGAAGAACTATCCAGTAGCATATAATTATTATTTAGGTGAATATGAAAAAGCATCGAAGATGTTTATAGAAAATCCCATTGCTAATAATCAAAACTTTAATTTATTGTTTTCAGAGGTAGACACTAAAAAGATGTATGCACAAATGTATAAGCAAACTGGTCTGAGGTTTGCTAAATGGTATGCAGACACATTCAGACAAGTTGCTAAAAAAGAACTTACACCATCTGTTATAGAACAAAATATGGAAAGGTTTGCTACAGAAAAAGAAAATTATCTTGCACTTGTCAACGAGGTATCTGCCGTTTCAGGTGTTGCAAAGGCTACACTCAAAAAGGTATTGACTGAATTAATTGCAGATGAAACCTTTATGTCGTTAGGGGAAGAAGCAAGAGTAAGAGAGATAATGAAGAGATTAAAG